CCTCCTTCCCCTCCTTCCCCTCCTCCGCCTCCTCCGTCGCGGCGGCGGCCTCCGCCGCGGCCTTCTTGCGTTCCTCCTCGGCCTTGCGCTTCGCCTTCCACGCGCGCTCCGCGTTCACGGCCGCCGCGAACGGGTCGTCATCGTCAGGATCACCTCCCCGTTGTGTATATTTATTTTTCTTTTTATTTATACCAGAACTATATATTTTACGAATTGATTGTGTAATATTTTTTCTATTATATTTTCTCTTTTTTATTGTTCTATAATTTTTTTTCTTTTTAATTTTCCTATTATTATTTTTCTTTTTAATTGTCCTATTATTATTTTTCTTTTCATTATTTGAAATTTTATATTTTCTTATATGGTTCTTAATTGTTTTTGGCATATTCTCTTATATTAAACAAACATAAAAGAATAATCAAAATTCGGCAACTATACATCCTTATGATTATGAAAATATATGGTTATTTTAATAATTATTGTTATAGAAATATTCAAATACATTTACCATCACAAACAACTCATTATCAATATCATAAAATAATTTATTAACAAATAAACATAATATTTATATTGTTAGACGCCTATTACGTGTCAATTTACGTTTTCTTATACGATTACGTCTTCGTCTCGAACCTCCGCTAGCCTCGCTCGCGGCGCGGTCGGCGGTCACCTCGGTCACCTCCCCCCCCTCGCCTCGCCCGCGTCCGGGCCCACCGGTCTCGCCGCCCGTGTACGCATCCTCCCTCTCGACCGGCGCGGCGTCGTCGTGATCCTCGAGCGGCGGCATGTCGTCGTCGTCGTCGTCCTCGTCCTCGTCGTCGCTGTCGGCGGCCTCGAGCTCGGCGAGCGCCGCGGCCTTGGCGTCGGCCTCGTCCGCAGAAGCGTGTGGTTCGCGTGGCAAGTCGTTGGGGGGTGCAGACAGTTCGGCATCGGGCTCGTCATCGGGCTCGTCATCATCCACTATCTCATCCCCTTGCGCTTCGGAATTGGGGGGCACGGCGTTGACGGCGGCGCCGGCTGGTTTAGCTTTCCTCGAAAAAACACTCGCCAAACGCCAGCGGTTCCTCTTGCTCCGCTTCGGCGGCGGCTGCGGCGCCGCGACATTGAGCGGCAGTAGGCTGCCGCGCTGCATAGTGGCGTTCATTGTGACGTCGCGCGTGCCGTATGGATCAGGCAGCTTGACTCGGAGTGTCTCGCCGATCTCGGCCGATGGAGGGACCCTGTACTGGAATTCAAGCGGATTTGCGAATTTTAATTTTATATCGAGATTGTGGGAGACCAGGCCCGAGCCGAGCGCATATAATCGCGTATTGAGTTGATCTTTATCCATGACCTGGTCGCCATTCACCTCGACAACTCGCATGTATTTCTTCACACCCCCTACGCCCTGATCATCAACGACGACAAGATCATCATTTAATTGAATGCCGAGCTCGACGAGACGGTCGACCTCTTTCCCAGCTTTCAGGGTGAATCGGATGGTTTTGTAGGTTTCACCTATGTCGACGGCAGTGGCCTTAAGATCGTGTGTTCGTTGTCGTTCTGATGCTGGTTGTGCTGCTGCTCTTCTAGCTTCTTCTTCTGCTTCTCTTCTTGCTGCTTCTGCTGCTGCTGGTAATTGTCCTTCTGATGCTGGTTGTGCTGTTGGTCTTGTTGATGCTGCTGATGGTGCTGCACCTGTTTTTTTCGTTTGCCCCCGCATCGCTGCTACTGCATGTGCTGCCTGCGCTCCTGTCACCATTCTACTAACGCTCGATCCCGACAAACCGGGAGAATGTCTGTATTGTTGAATAAAATCCCTCACATCTCTATCATTTTCTCTGATTCTTTTATATTTAACTATTGCATTAAATTTATCTTGTTGCTCTTTCAAATCACCACCAGAACTCAAAGCCTCTATCATAGCATTTTGTAAGGCTTCAGAATTTTTTAGAGTATCTATATAAGCCGTGGCTTCTGCCTTCGACGGGGCGCCGCCTCTTTGTAAAAATTTATTTGTTGTTTTTCTAATTTTACGCCTTAAATTCTTTGTTTTAATTAATGTTCTAGGATTATAGCCTTTTTTAATCATATTCTTTAACGATTGATATTTTCTTTTTAAATTTCCTCGTGTTTTGTTATAATATACCATTATATACATTATAACAATAAAATATATTATTGTTTGTTTTTGTCACCTTAACTTTTATTTTTATATTAATTCCAAATTATTAAAAATAAAAAATTTAACTATATTCAACAAACTACTATAATTCTATTTTTGGTGACAAATATAACAACATCAATATAAATGTTATTTAAAACGAAGAACCAAATGCTCCACCTAAAGCATCATTTGCAGCCATAGGACCAATTTCTTGAAAAGGGTTTGTATTAGGAACAGTACTCTCCATAGGAGGAGCTTTTGCTTGAACTTGATTTATTACAGGTACTGTGAATTCAGCCATTTCATTTGTTTCACTTACTTGATTTTGTATAGGATTTCCTTGTACTAATACTAAAAATCTATCAGTTATAATATTCATTTTTTCACCCAATTTAGTTTGTAAACTTAATATGATTATTAAAAAAGAAACAACACAATTAATAATTGAAAATGAATCATATTTAGATTCACTGTAGGTAGGGAAATATGTAATTATTCTATGAATCAAAAATATACCTACAAATATTATACCTAATTGTGATATAACTTCAAAAATTATCTCTAAAGAAGCCTTATTTTCATCAGCTTCGGGGATTAATCTTTGGATAGTTTTATTTAATAAAACTACAGGTAAAATTGCTAAAACAGCATATTGTAAGGTGTTTAATATTTCATGTTTTGATTTTGTATCGAAATTAAATACATGTGAAATGAATCCTTGTTCAGGTTTTGTAATATCTGGAATATCGTTAATATCGCTCATATTATAATAGACAGATATAAAAAAAACACTACTATATAATTATGGGCGAACAACAATACCTAGATTTAATTAAAGATATTATAGATAATGGAAACATTATAGAAGGTAGAAACGGAAACACATTAACAGTTTTTGGTAGATCTATGAGATTTTCCTTAAAGGACAATAAAATACCTATTTTAACCTCTAAAAAAATGGCTTGGAAAACCTGCCTAAAAGAATTATTATGGTTTATTAATGGAAATACAGATAATAAAGACCTTAAAAAAATTAATGTTAATATTTGGAATCAAAATGGTAGCAGAGAATATCTAGATTCAATTGGTCTAACTAATAGAGAAGAAGACGACCTAGGTCCTGTATATGGACATCAGTGGAGACATTTTAATGCTAAATACACAACATGTAATGAAGATTATGAAGGAGAAGGTATCGATCAACTTAATGAAATTATAACATGTCTTAAAGACAAAGAAAAACGATATTCTAGACGTCTCATTATGAGTGCCTGGAATCCTTGTCAATTAAAAGAAATGGCTTTACCACCATGTCATGTATTAGCTCAATTTAATGTTATTAATAATAAACTAAGTTGTGCTTTATATCAACGTAGCTGTGATGTAGGATTAGGTGTTCCATTTAATATTTTATCATATAGCATTCTAACACATATTATAGCAAAACATTGTGATTTAGAAGTAGATGATTTTGTATATTTCATGGGAAATGTACATATATATGATGATCATATAGATGCATTAAAATCACAATTAAATAATAAACTATACCCACTTCCTACATTAAAAATATCTAAAAAATATGAAAATATAAACGATTATAAAGTAGAAGATTTTTCAATAGAAAATTATATATGTAATGATAAAATAATTATGAATATGCGTACATGAACTTAAATATAAATATTTAAGAATAATATTATGAGTAGCGCAATATCAAACAGTTCCGCAAGACGCAGACGTACTTCCCAACCTAAAATACAAGAAAAAAATATTCAAAACACAAACGATTATGATGAAAGTAAACAACAACAACAACAACAAATATTTAATAATGATAATCTTCCTATACTTGGAATTAAAGATTCAATATATTTTTTAAGCAATAAAGTACGCTTTTTAGAAAATATAATAAAAAACGACATGTCAGTTACTAATAAATCATATAATGATGATGAATTAGATGATACATTAAAAGATGTAAAGAGAAGTGTAGACGAATTATCGATAAAAATACAACGTATAGAATTAAATATTGAAAAAATTAATTTAGTATTAGGAATACACGATAATTATATTAATCAGATTAAGAATATGGTTGAATTTGAAAATGTGGAAAATGTAAAAAGTAATGATATTACACCACAACTTATAGAAGGATCAGATGATAATTAAGAAATAATATAAAAATTGAATTAAAAATAGATTATTAATAAATTACACTAATGGAATTACATATTAAAGATGAACAAAAGGCTTGTTCATTTGTAAAAATTTTTAAAAATATGCATTTAATTTCTGAATATGTCTCTATTACATTTTATCCAACTAATATTTATATTCAAGGTATCGAAAATTCAAAATCTGCTATATTTGAATTGAAGCTAGATAATAGTTGGTTTACAAATTATAATATTAATAATAGTGAAATAAATATTAATATGAATTGTAATATTTTATCTAAAGTATTTGGTATTCATGCTGAAAAAGAAGCTATTACCATTTGTCTTGAACCCGATGATGATAATTTATATATTATTTTCAAATCTGAAAACGATTTTAAAAAAGATTTAAAAATACCTTTAATGGATGATGTTTGTAATAATTTAAATATTACTAATATTGATTATGATGTAGAATTTTCTATGAAATCTAAAACACTCGCATCTCTTCTAGATAAACTAAATACATTTGGAAATACAGTTAAAATTAAATGTAATGAAAGCCAAATTAATCTATATGCATCAGATGTGGACGGACAACTTACATGTATTTTATATGATAGCAATGAAGATTCCGAATATGTAGATGAATTTAGTTGTGTAGAAAATATTGAACTTAATGTTTCTTATGGTATGAAAATGTTTGTAAATTTTTGTACATTTGAAAAAGTTAATACAAATGTTTATTTATCATTTAGTGAAAATAAACCAATGAAATTATCATATAAATTAGATGACTATGAAAATGAAGACATTGACAACTGTAAGTCAGAACTTAACTTCTTTTTAGCACCAAAACTTGACATTGATTAAAATAATTAGAAGAACAATATTTATTTGCTAATAATTATTGTTCAAAATAATAAATGTTTCTTATACTTTAACTAAACGCTTAATTGTATGAAATTTATATTTTTTAGCACGACAATGTCCTTTTTGTGTTTTTGTTTTATTAATATACTTGCAATCTCTTTTTTTATTACATTCCTTTTTAGAAACTTTTGAACATCTCGAAACACGATTAACTAATTTCATTTTATAAACGCTACCAGACGCCTTTTTAATAGATTTTGGTATTATCTTAAGTAAACCTCTAAAACTTGGTCTTCTTAAACTATTAACTTTTCTTAATACTTGCCTCATATTTTATATATTCTATTTAGATTTTTTATTTTTCTGTGTTTTTGATTTTCTTTTCTGTGTTTTTGATTGTTTTTTAGGCTTCGACGATTTTCTACCCGAACGATTTTTGTAAGTTATAATATTTTTAACAGATTTTTCTTTTTTGTTTTTTAAATATTCATCTAAAATGTCTAAATATTCTTTTGTTTTTTTATATTCAGCTAGTGCTTCAGCCTTCGCTCTTGCCTCTAATATAACTAATTGTTTTTTTTTTAATAGTTCTTTATTTTTAAAAGTTTTTGCGTCAAGCGCCCGCGCCATATATAAACTGACTGGTTCACCATGTTCATTATCGAATATAGAGCCAATATTAGTATACATAGTATTAGGTTTTATAGATTTTATAAAACGCGTTGGCTTAGGATTAGTTGCCATTATATTGTATGTATATATATTTTTTAAATTAAAATAGCAATCCAACAACTGTTATGGTAATTTTACTTTTAAAAATAGAGATATTATTAATGTAACTAACAACGCAAATATAATAGCGGCTCCACCCCAAAATCCAGAACCAGCAACTGCGTAATAATAATCTAAATCATCACCAAATATTTTGTATTTGTCTATAGCTATATCCGCTATATAACCAATAACAAAAGCCAATGTTATTGATTGTATCAAGTTATTTGCAAATTTCCAAGAAATATAAACTAATGGCATCGTAGTTAAACCAGCATAAATAGCAGCAAACAAACACGTTTGTTTTTCAAAATATGGTCTTAAGGATTCTATAATTTTACCGCTTTTTTTACTCGAAAGATGGTTTAATACTATATCTGAAACAAATCCAATCCAAAATGAAACAAATAATATGGTTATGTCATTATGCTTCATCATTCTAAAATTATATTTATATATAAGATTATATTTTTTTCGCTACAATATACAATGAAGTTATATCCTAAGCGTTATATACCAAAAATATTATCTAACTACTATAAAAAATTACAAAAAAATGAAATAAATAAATCTAAAGAAAAATATAAGGAAAATATATATTATACGCGAAAAAATATAAAACAGTTTAAATCTAAACCATCAAAACATGTAAAAAATGCTATGAAAATTTATAAAATTAATACTATTACTCCATCAAAAAAATTAGCAAAAAAAACAGGGTGTTCCTTAAATACTTTAAAAAAAATTATTAAAAAAGGACGAGGAGCGTATTATAGTTCAGGAAGCAGACCAAATCAAACTTCACATTCCTGGGGAAAAGCTCGTTTAGCTAGTTCATTAACAGGAGGTAAATCATCAGCTGTAGATTTTGCATTACTTAAATCCGGTTGTAAAAAAACTAGTAAGGCATTAAAATTAGCTATGAAAGCAAAAAAATATCATCATACAGGAACAAGGCGTGTTCCTAAAATAAAAATATAATATTTTATAATATAATATTTACTTATCATGAACATATGTAAGCAAGGTACTTAAAGATAAATAATTTTAATATATTATAATTCTAATGGCGATGGATGAAGTACAAGGAAAAGTAAAATGGTTTAACAGTCGCGCTGGATATGGTTTTATTACAGTCATATCCGAAAAAAACAAAAATGAAGACATTTTTGTACATCATAGTTCGCTAAAATGTAATTCGGAACAATATAAATATCTTATCCAAGGCGAATACGTAAATTTCATTATCACTGAAACAAAAGATGAAAAACATAAATTTCAGGCTGATCTTGTTACTGGTATCAACGGTGGTGAACTAATGTGTGAAACACGCAATAATATGTCTGTTAAAAAAACAAATAATACCAAACAACGTTCTACAAAAAAAACAAATCAAGAAGTAGATGAACAACACTAATTCTAAAAAATAATATATAAAGAAATATAATATATTTATGTATAATGCCTAGACAATCCAAAACAAAAAATACTATATCTACAGTAGACATTACAGATGAAGTAACATCAGAAATTAACATAAAATCAAATGAAGTAACAAATTTAGATATTGGATCTCAATTTGATAATATTTATTTAATGCTTACTGGGCTAAAACAATCTATCAGTGCTCTAAATCAACATATAAAAATTTTAGAAAAAGATATTAAAAAACAATTAAAAGCAGAAAAAAAAATAAACAAAAAAATAAAAGCAAAAGGTAATCGCAAACCATCTGGATTTGCAAAACCATCTGATGTTTCTAATGAATTATGTAAATTTATGGGAAGAACAAATGGTACACAAATTGCTAGAACAGAAGTAACACAATATTTAATACAATATATAAAAGAAAATGAATTACAATATTCAGAAAATAAAAAAGTTATTGTTCCTGATGAAAAACTCAAAAATTTATTAGGTGTCGATAATAGTACCCAAGTAACATATTTTAATTTACAAGGATTAATGAATAAGCATTTTGTACATTAAAATTGAAAAATAAATATAAATAAATAAATAAATGTAAATATTATATATAGATATATTAACTATATATAATATGTATATTTCAAATACATATCATAATATTTATAGAAAACTTAATCGATGTTTTCGTTTTAAATATTTAAAATTTAAAAAAAATAATGATGTTAATAAAAATATTATGTATACTACACCTATAATGGGTGATGTACTTACAGATCAAATTAACAATAATGGTAAATTTAATATTATACAATTTACAGAAAGTCATATAGAATCTGTTTTATTTACATACTTTTTATATAAATCTTTGGGATATGTATTAAATTCAACTTCAACAATAGTACAACATTTAGACTAAACAATATATAAATATACTTAAAACATAGTAACCAACTATATTTATATAGTCATATGTTGTACGAAGGTATTGTAATTGTAGGCGGTTTATTTTCTTTTATTGCTGCTATGGGAATCGGTGCTAACGATGTAGCGAATGCTTACGCTACTGCAGTTGGTTCGAAAGCTTTATCTATCAAACAAGCAGTTGTACTCGCTTCAGTTTTCGAAACTGGTGGTGCTATTTTTATGGGAAGTCATGTATCGAAAACTATCAGAAAAGGTATTGCTGACTATGAATGTTTTGAAAACGATCCAGGACCATTAATGTATGGTTGTATGAGTGTTTGTCTTGCTGTCGGATTGTGGTTATTTATCGCATCTAAGTACGAAATGCCTGTTTCAACTACTCATTCATGTGTAGGTGGAATGATTGGTATGACTATGGTTTTAAAAGGTGCCGAATGTGTTGTTTGGTACGAAGAAAAAGAGTTATTTCCATACGTAGGTGGTGTAGCTGGTATTGTACTATCTTGGATTATTTCACCAGTTTTTTCTGCTGTGATTTCTAGTACTTTATACGGAATAATTCGTCAAGTCATTATGCGTTCTGAACATAGTTTCACCAGAACAAAATACTTATTTCCTGTACTTGTAGGTGGTACTGTCTCGCTTAATGCTTTTTTCATCATTTACAAAGGTGCGAAAGGACTTGATCTCGACGAAACTCCACTAAATATTGCGTGTGCGTGGGCATTTGGTATTGGTGGTGCTAGTGGATTAGCCATTATTCCTTTCTTACCAGTAATTTCTGAAAAAGCAGAAAACGCAATTAATAATAAAAATAATAATAAAATAACAACTGAAGAATCAGAAAACAATAATGTTAACGTTCAACCAGAAATAGTATCTGATAATACTAATAATAATGATTCTATGTGTAATAAAGTAGTAAATTATGTTAACAATTCCCTAAAATTCGATATTGACAACATTATCGAAGAAGACGAAATCGTAGCCAAAATTCACGAAGAAGCCGAAGTTTTCGAACCCAAAACAGAAGAGTTCTTTAAAAGTATTCAGGTATTCACCGCCATTTGCGATTCATTCAGTCATGGTGCGAATGATGTCGCTAATGCCATCGGACCCTTTATGGCCATTTATATTATATCAAAAGAAGGAACTGTCACTAAAGATAATGATTTCGGTTCTGATGCCTACTGGTTTTTAGCTCTCGGTGGTGTGGGTATTTCAATTGGATTGTTTGTCTATGGTTACAAAATTTTACACGCAATCGGTACCAAACTCTGCAAACTTACACCATCACGAGGATCAGCCATCGAATTGGCCTCGGCTATTGTTATCATTACAGGTAGTCGTCTTGAAATCCCCTTATCTACAACTCATTGTCAAGTCGGTGCTACTATGGGTGTTGCCGCACTAGAAGATCCATACACATGCAAAGGTATCAATATGAACATCATTTTCAAGTGTGTGGTCGGATGGGTCATTACATTAGTAGTTGTCGGTGGCACAACTGCTCTCATCACAGCACAGGGTGCCTATACACCAGAAGTAGGAAAAGACTGTTAAGTATAACTACTTTGATCTTTTACTTTTACTTTTATTAGATTTCATTTTTTTTTTACGACTATATTTACAATATTGTTTCTGTGAAAACCCCCTTGGGTTTCTACAATTAATTGTGTTTTTATATTTTTTCGACCATTTCCTTGTTCTCATCATTATATATAATATAGTATATATAATGATAAATTAAAATAATCAATATTTTTCATTTATAAAACTGGTTTTATTTTTTTCATTTTGAATGTATTCATATATTTTCCAAAATTTATCTTGATGTTGTATTAAATTTTTATGTTCATTTGCTATCAAACTTATAAAAAAAAGACTATATTCATTTTCATAACTATTTATAACATATTCTATATTGTTTATACTAACACACCTTTTATCTGGTAAATATTTTCCAGATTCAAATACATATTTACAGTTGTTCGTTTGTAATTCAACATTGAAATAAGTATCTATCTTATTGTCACCACCATAATGTGAATATTGTTTGCGAATATTCTCTATTATATTCGCATCTAACATTTCATCTATTTTATCACCTATTATCCCATATAAAACAGCCAAATAATGTGATTGGAACATATCTTTAAACATTCCAGTTTTGTCAAAATATCCCAATCTATGCTCAACATCTTCAGAATATAAAAATGATATTTTAAAATCAGTTAAATCTATACTATTGCAATCTTTTATAATATTAATTAAATCTGTTTTGTACATAAAATGATCAACTATATGTATGTTATCTTGTATTAGTGGTTTCAATATCTTATAATCGCTATAATTATTTGCAAATGGTTTCTCTAATACAAATTTAACATCTTTTGTATTTAAAAAATTATCTTTATTAAATTTCAGTATATTATTATAACAACATGAAGGTGTACAAACATAAATTATTGTATCTTGATTTAAAATATTTAATATTGTATTTTCATAATCATTATAATTACCATGAATAAATTCCACTTTATATATCAAATTTGAGACATCCCCTTTTACTTCATTTGATAAGTAGATAATAAAATCATTAGTTGTCCAATCTTCCCATCCATAGCAGTATATTTTATCAAATATATTAATATCATTCAAATTATGAAACACCTTATTTCTACATATACTACTCGTTGCACCAATTATAACTAATTTATTCATATAATACATTATTAAATTATAATAAATATTTTTCGCAAAAATGTGTAATTGGAAATGTCATAGAAATTAATAATAATGAACTTTTTTTAACATTTTTATTATTTAAAAATTCATTAGGATAATAATCCCATATTAAATGTCTAATTCCACCTAATGTATGATATACAGCAGGTGTTATTATTATATAATTAATATTTTGTTTATATTCCTCTGGAACTTTATTGTAAAGACTTTTTAAATGATGTTCTTTTTCAAACAAACAAACTAATCCACCACAAACAAACAACCCACTAAGAGCTATTCCAGTTACACGATTAATTATTGATGTTATTGCTGTAACTGGAAATTTATATATTTCTAAACTCGGTGATAAATTTTTCATTTATATATATTCATTTAAAATTATGTTTATACATTATTATATAATGCTTATTCCAGATAAAAGTACCAGTTTATTACATGCATATCATTTAGGAAACAAACTGTTAATTCCAATGGGTCTCACAAGTTACGCCTTATCTAAATCCAATAGTGGTATGTATAACCCTTATTTAGCACAATTTGCGTATATTGTCGATTCTTATACATTATTAGCTTTAGGATATCATTCATATTTTTCAATGTCAAGTGTTATTACTGATTATCTACCCAAACTTACAAGTTCTATTAAAATAACAAATATGGTTAGATACACCAATCTTAATATTCATATTTTATCTATTATTGGAATTCATAACTACTTATCACGACATTATTCTACTAGTCATATACTTAACAATTATCTATACCTTGATTAATTAATACAAAAATATATTAATATTTAAAAATTGAAAAAATATATATATATACATATGCAATATGAAATCCTCATCGCTATTTAAAATATATAGAAGCGGCATTAAGACTAGAATGGATAAGTTCCATTTAGATACTTCGTTATTCGGACCTATGGTTTTAGACGCACTAATTCACATCAAAAATGAAGAAGATAAATCACTTGTTTTTAGACGTTCTTGTAGAGAAGGCATTTGCGGTTCATGTGCTATGAATATTAATGGCAAAAATTCATTGGCTTGTTTAACACCCATCACAAAAACGGTCTCTGTATATCCATTACCTCATCAACCTATTATCAGAGACCTAGTAACAAATATGAGCAATTTTTATGAACAATATAAAGAAATTAAACCTTGGTTACACAATGACACCAAAATTGCAAATAAAAATACAGAAAACATACAAACCATTGCAGATCGCAAAAAATTAGATGGATTGTATGAATGTATTTTGTGTGCCTGTTGCAGTACATCATGCCCTAGTTATTGGTGGAATTCTAAAGAATATTTAGGACCAGCTGTGTTAATGCAAGCATATAGATGGGTCGAAGATACACGAGATACTAATACAAAAGAAAGATTAAAATACTTGGATGATGCTATGAAACTTTATAGATGTAAAACCATTATGAATTGCAGTAATACATGCCCAAAAGGATTAAATCCCGGTAAAGCAATAGGTAAACTTAAACTCAAAATATCACAGCAAAATTAACATCCCATTAAATAACATATACAGAAGAAACCCCACTCCTCCCTAAAAATTGAATTTAAACATATTTTTCTATTTATTTTTAATGAGAATTATTAAAAATCCAAAAGATTTTAGACAACAAATTAAAAATAAATTTATTACTGCTACTACAAACACTATCGGTAATAATATTGAAATTAGTATTTATAATTACGCTATTAAAGAAGCCACTCATAAAAATATTGTTAAACAATGGAATAATCCTATGTTTGTATTAATTTATTGTAATAGATTTCGTGCTATTTTATATAATATGCAACATTCTATTTACTTTCAAAGCTTTATTATGGAAAACTCTAAAACACCTGAAAATATCGCTAATATTACTCAACACGAAATGTATCCAGAAAAATGGGAAGCTATTTTATCCAATTTACGAACAATAAATGAAAATACTTATGATAAACAGGTTAGTATTACTAGTGAATTTATTTGTGGAAAATGCAAATCTAGTAATTGTACTTATTATCAATTACAAACTAGAAGCGCTGATGAACCTATGACAACATTTGTATCATGTCAAAATTGTGGAAAACGTTGGAAATTTTAAACTACTACTCAAAATGAAGCGTATATTGATTCACTTAAATCAAACCCAGGTATTGGTTTTGCTTTTATTGGCGCTGTTCTACCACAACCAAATCCCTCGACTCCGCTTGAATCTTGTGTATGATTTGAAGCAGGTTCGATTACATCACCACTTGGTGTTACTACACCACCCGAAACATCACTCCCAAACTCCTCCATCGAATCCTCCTCATCTGGTGGCTGCTCATCCATATATTCCATTAAATAAATATTCTTTGAACTTCCATAACCCAACATTTTTCCAATAATGAAAATCCCTATTATTAATATCATCGCCGCCATAATTGCCATAAGTCTACCATTTTTTACCGATATTTTCATTTTATATATATATATATATATATACTTTTTAAAAATTGAATAAAAAAAAAATAAATTACTTAATATAATAAATGACTACAACATATTTTGGTAAAAAAGGATACACTATTCATAAATCAGATTTATCTATAACAGAACATAATATGATTCGTGATGAATTAACCGTATCTCCTAATGTTAATATTAATATGGGTGGACCTAAAATACAATTCCCTATTTTTAGAGAATCTCCTAAAAAGTTTTATCTACCTAAACATTATGGTATTAAAAAATTTGGTATACCCACTATAAATTGTTGTGACAATGCATCATCTATCAATATTCCATTTAAAGGAACATTACGCGATTATCAAATTAATATTGTAGATACATATATGAAAAATATTAACAATGGAAATTTTGGGGGATTATTAGAAATTGGTTGTGGACAAGGTAAAACCATTATGGCCCTTAATATTCTTTCTAAACTAAAACTTAAAACTTTAGTTATCGTTCATAAAGAATTTCTTATGAATCAATGGATAGAACGAATATCACAATTTTTACCATCCGCTCGCGTCGGTAAAATACAAGGACAACATATCGATATCGATAATAAAGATATTGTACTTGGTATGCTACAATCACTATCCATGAAAACATATCCCGAAGAAACTTTCAGCTCTTTCGGATTTACTATTGTAGATGAAACACACCACATCGGTGCCGAAGTATTCGTTAGATCTTTATTTCAAGTAACTACCAAATATATGCTAGGATTATCAGCCACAATGACACGGAAAGATGGATTAACTAAAGTATTTAAACTTTTTATTGGCGATATCGTTTATAAACATATAGATAATCAACAACATAATGTACTTGTTAATGTTTATACTTTTTCAACACCAGACGAAGATTTCAATAATATTATCCTTAATTTCCAAGGACAACCGCAATATAGTTCAATGATCTCAAAAATTAGCAACTTTTCTCCTCGTTCTGATTTTATTATTCAAATTCTAAAACATACTCTCAATAACAATCCAAATCAACAAATCATCATTCTAACCAATAATAAATCTATGCTAAACTATCTATACGAAGCAATAAAACATCATAACGTCGCAGAATCTTCTGTTGGTTACTACATCGGTGGCATGAAAGAAACCGAACTCAAAAAAAGCGAAGAATATAAAATAATCCTCGCTACCTACGCCATGGCGGCAGAAGCATTAGATATTAAAACATTAACTACCCTTATTATGGCATCTCCAAAAACCGACGTTACACAATCCATTGGACGAATTTTGAGAACCAAACATACCCAACCAACCGTCATTGATATTGCAGATACTCACGATGTTTTCCAAAATCAACTCAAAAAACGTATTACTTACTACAAAAAACAAAATTATACTGTACATATCTATCATAACAACTCTTTGACAGAATATAAAAATCTCGCATATATTCCTAAAAAAATCAATAAACCAATATGCTTAATTTAATTTTATCTACACATATCACGTTATATTTAATTTTATTTAGTTAATTAAATATAACTTTATTTTGTTAATATTTTTGTATATATTAATTTACTTTAGTAAAGTATATGACATCTCAAAAACTTCATACATTTAAATTTTTAACTACAATTTTACCTTTCATTCCAAAAGATGTCATTTATATTATTAGTAAATTTTCTGGTAAATATATCCATTTACCTAAAATCGAACATAAAACCTATAAAACAAAATCTAAAAGTGATAAATATCACACTAAACATCTAGTTATTAAAACAAGATTTCGTGGATGGAGTATATAACATTAATATCTTATCCTTCTAATACCTATGTTTTTTTGTGTTTGTTAATTTTTTACCTAACTAATTAAATTAAACCGCCGTCCATTCCACTCCTCGCGCTCCGAAGCCGAGCCGAGGGTCCGCTCGTCCCTCCGCCACGCTGTCAATTGATCGTTAAATAAATTCATAAAATTTTTTAAACTTCCAGACCCAATATTTTTAACAGTATCCTCAAACTCGGCATGCTTATGCGCTAATTTGTTCTTAAATAGATAATCATCCCATCGTTTAATAACATAAAATATAAATTCCAACAACATGTTTTCTTTCAAATATTGAAAATCTTCAAATTTAGTATTTATTGTGTTTTTTTGTATATCTATTTTCATGCTACTTATAATTATATTGCTTTTCTTATCAGTTGGTGACAGGATTCTGACCAGTGTTTGCATATATTGTTTATGTAATTTATCGATTTTAACTAATTGCGCGAATTTTCGTGAAATCATAATCGGATCTTTTGACTTTGTTAACTGGTCGAGCGCCGGCGCCACATTTCTAATTATGGTATTATCTAAATATTCTCTTGCAAAATTATTATCACCACCCATACCTTCACTACCTTTACTACCTCTTTTATCGTCATCGTCTTTAGCTCCACTACTACCTCTTCTATGTCTACTACCACTTCTATCTCTTCTACCTCTAATATCACTTCTATCGTCTTCATCATCTATAGCTTCACTACTACCACTACGGAGAGTACTAAATAATTCTCTAAAGACATTTTGAATATTTTTAGCTATTATTTCAGGTGCAGGTTCGGAGTTAGCCTTGCTATTACCAAATCTGGCAAAAAGGGACGGAAAATCTCTTTTTGATTGACGATCCTCACTCTTTTTTATATTTTTTATAACATCATGTATTAAGCTTTCTTTGTCATTTTCTGACAAATTATTAACTATTGTGTTAATTTTTTCTCCAGACTCTTCTATCTCATTATCTATCCTCTTCCCTGTCCTACTTACATTTCTATTACCTTTACCTTTACTATTTTTTTTATCGTCAGTGCTATCATCATTATTAAAAAATTTTAGTTCAGGTAATTGACTAGGTCCATCCCCACTCGAAATTTTTTTTATTTTTTCAATTAACCATTCTTCATCATCTGAAATAGAATAATCTCTTTCTCTCTTTCTACTATTTTTATCACCCTTTCTCTTTTCATCATCACTCTTTTCAGGATCATCGGATACATCATCTTTATGAAATACATCATCTTTATGAAATACATTATATCTATGTTTACTTTTAATAAAACTATCTAATCCATCAGGATCTAAATCACTATTTTTACGTTGGAAATTAGCCTTGCTAAATACTCTTTTGGCCATAGATAAAATGCTTGAATCTGTACTCATTATACTATTCCCGTTTATTTTCTATTTAGAAAATATTATTATATATATAATTAATAAATGGGCGATACATCTGCGACAAACATAAAAAATTATACTTGTACACCTGTGAATACACAACGTGCACACGAACCAGTTTTAATACCAATCAAGCAGAGATCTAATATTGAAACAAATATTGAAGGACCATCTAAACTGAAAAAAAAAGAGAAAATGGAAATATGCGAACCTTATATACAAGCAACCTTTTGGATAATGCTCATTATAGTGTTTGCCAACTTTTTTGTAGGGATTCGCCCTTATATAGATAAAGAACCCTGGAAATTAATTGATTATATATTAGATAACATAAAAACTTCGTATAAGAAATTCGTAATTATTATACTAGGTATAATTATACCAGCAATATTGTTCGCTTTATGGTTACATTTCAAAATTAAATCAAATATCTATCCAGAGCTTTTTGAAATGTTCGCTTTTTTGTTTGCTGTTTCTTTTACACTTTTTTCATTGTTTACACTATTAATACAGATGTATTTATTCAACTTTTCGAAGGAAAACAATAAAGCTGTGTTAATGTTATTAATTAAAATCCTAATCCTTGTCTCTCCAGTAATAATGTTTTCTCAATGGTACTGGACCGAGACGGTCAATGAGGGAGAGCGAGCTCGACCTTGGTTATCGGGGGCGATCTTTATATCAGTATTGGCAGTATCAAAGTTATTAATTGCTGGCGTTATGGATAAATCAGTATCATAATTGTTGGGATCGGGGGTAGCAACATCAAATAAGAAGAATTACAAATTCAAACTAATCGTATTTTTCGCTTTACGTTGAGATTTTCTTGGTTTATCATCCTTTTCTTCTAACTTTAATCCTGATAATATATCACTAATATCTTCAGGTCCCTTCATCTCTGGTCTATGAGATTTTTCAGCTGGTTCTACAACAGGTTTTTCACTTTTCGCATGATCTAAATCAGGTCTAGTAGCCATATCCATAAAGTTACCAAAACCTCTATTATTATTAGCACTCATTTGATCTACCGCCGCCTTTGTAAATTGTTGCATTAAATCAGGGTTTTGTTTCATAATATCATCCATACCAGGCATAGCAGATTTCAATAATGTATTTGACATATGTATCATTATAGCACTTCCTGCTAATTGAAATAATAATTTAATTTCCGGCGCCAATTTACCCTTTGACTTATATTTTTCATGCAATTCACCAAATATATCATCATATTCTTGCAAATTTTCATTTACTTGTTCACCCCACCCATCTAAATGTATATCAAATGGATCAAATTTGTTATTCATAAATTCTAAACCAGTAATAGCAGCCATCAACATTTTCCCTTGAAATTTAACACTATTAGATTTTTCTTTTTCACGTATTATTGTTTCATATTCCCCCTTCATTTCTAGTAACGATGATTCCATATCATATTGTTTCCTTAAACTTACACCTTTTTTTTCTAATTCTTCTAATAATCTTATATATTTAAACTTCTCATGTAATTCATCGGCTGACGCTGTTTCTACTTTTATTGGTTCTGGTAATGATGTTACCTTTGTAAAGCCATCCCATGTTTGTGTGACAGGAGGATCATCATAATTTATTTTATTATCAATATTAACTGTTTCATTTAATGTCTTTTCTAATTCATCTAAACTTGTCGCTTCATTTTTATTATCAATTGATTTATTTGTTAATAATTCTAAACCCTCTATATTAGTACCTATGTTTTGAACAGACGTTTCATCTATTTTTAAAGGAATCTCTTCAATATCCAAATTTAATGCCATTATGAATTATTTAGGAAATTAATTTTAAGTCCCTCCGCATTATTTAATCTAATTATTATCACCTATTTCTATTTTCAAAATTCGTTTAATATAATATAATCCTTGTAAGAATGAATCTGCAAGATCATCTTTTTTTTTACCAATAAACAAATATTTATAACGACCCCAATCTTTATTTATTTCAAGAATATACTCTGTTAATCCAATCCCTAATTTTTTTCTTACACTATAACTATTCCCTTGTGTTTCCTTAATTTTCTTTACATAATAGTCAAACACTTTCAATTTATTTTGAGATGATATCATTTCTATTTTATCTAAATCATGCATTATAAAATATTGCATTATCATGCCTTGTAATGTTTTCATTCTATTTGCTATTGGGCTTATTTGATTTTCTATTAAAACTATTTCTATTCCACTCACATCTATTAATAATTTATCAAATATATCTTTCATATTTTTTCCCAAACTAACTAAATTCTCCTTTTCAGCCTTCTTTTTTTTTATCAATTCCACCCCCTTTTTTTTATGAATACCACAATAACATTCATTTCCTATAATATATTTTGCATCATTTATACATTTTTTATTAGATGATGTATATCCATCGCATTTTCTTACTTTTTCATCAACTAAAGAAATTGTTTGCCATTTCACAATATCTATAGTACTATCACTATTTATGCTAAATATACATAATCCTAAATTTTTTATACCAACATCTATACTTATTATTTTACTCATCCTTTAATATATTCAATAATTCATTCCTTTTTAGATTAGTTAATTTTATTGTTGGATTTTTTTCCTTTATTTTTAATTTTAATTCTGATACAGTCATTTTTTCTATATCTGTTTTTTCTTCTATCATTTCTTCTATTATTAAGGTTTTCATTTCTTCCTCTACTATTGATGATTTCATATCATCTACATCTACTATTTCTTTAGTTTCTATTATTATTTCCTCATTTACTAATTCTTTTACTACTCTTTCATCATCATCTTCGCTTTCATCATCTTCGCTTTCATCATCTTCGCTTTCATCATCTGATATTACTTGTAATTGTGGACCATTAGTATCTACTACATTTTCATCTATACCGTTATCTATCTTTTTCCCTAAAAAATTACTTACCTTATTTATCTCCTCCATTTCTTGAGCCAAAGTATTAGTTAATTCTAATATTCCAAATATCTTATTATTCATTTTCTTCATTTCATATCTTGTATATAAATAAAAAGCTCCTAATAATAATATAAAACCTAAATATACTAAACCTAACTGCATTTTTTTATCTACTTATTTTTTTTTAACTTATTGAACGAAATCTTTTCAAAAGATTAAATTACATTTTTTTTTATAATTTAAATCTTTGTCATATAATATTCATTCTTTAATTTATATAAATCGTTGTCCATTTTGTTTTCCACCCGGCAATTGTTGAGATTTTACACCTGTTCTTCACGGTTTTATAAAAGCTGTTCCACTACAAGTATTATAATTTACATTTTTTATAAAAAATTTTCTTCTATTTTCATATGATAAAAATCTTTCACTAATATTCTCTTCTATTACTTTCAATTCTTTCGAATAAACCTTACACATCTTAATTTATCTATTTATTATTATTTAATTGCATTTATTAAATATATTAAAATAATCATATTATATTCATAATATCAATTTAAGAATATAATATCATTATTTTTAAAGAATGCGAACATTATCAAAACTTATTTTAAATAAATTTAATACTTCTAATACACCAAAAATTGCTACCAAATGTACTCAAAATAAATCATGGAATTGGATAGATAATAAATTTGTTGCTGGATCAATAGAAACATGCAGAATTAAATTAAAAAAATTAAATATTAAACCTGGACAACGTATAGTATATAAAGGTAATAATTCATTAGAATGGATCTCATGGAATATAGCTTGTAATTCGTTAGGAATTATTTGGGTCCCCATTTACACTAATCAACCATATCAATATACAGAACATGTTATAAAAGACTGCACTCCATCTCTTGTAATCAGTGATGACAATAATATTTTTAAAATTCATGGTGAATTAAGACAAATATCTAATCAAATCACACACAATACTGTTTTTGAAGGTATTACAGACTTTAAAACTAATCCCGATAATATTTCTAATATTATTTATACATCTGGTACTACGGGTAGTCCAAAAGGCGTCGTTTTAACAAATGATAATATTATTTCTAATATTGAAGCTGTTAATTCTCGGTTTTCTTCTATTAATAATATTACTTCCTTAAACATTTTACCTTGGGCACATATATATAGTCAAACATGCGAATTATATTACAATCTTATTTATGATAATAAATTAGCTATTAGTACGGGAAAGGATAATTTCTTAAAAGAATGTAGAGAAATAAAACCACAAATTTTATATATTGTTCCAAAAATATTAGAAATGGTAAAACAAAAAATAGAAATTCTGGATAAACCAGTTATACAATTAGTATTACCGCATATATTAAAACAAATCTTTGGAGGTAATATTCAATATATATTTTCAGGTGGTGCAAAATTGCAAGACAGTGTTAAACATTTTTTCTCTGATAATGGTATTGTTATTTGTGAAGGATATGGATGTTCAGAAACCTCTCCTATGATTAGCGTTAATCATTTCGAAAATCCTAGAGATATTCACTCAATTGGTAAAATATTAGATAACGTTTCCGTAAATATTATAAATGGAGAAATACAAGTTTCTGGACCAAATGTTATGCTTGGTTATTGGAATGATAAAGAAAAAACTAATGAAGTTTTAATTAAACGAGATAATAAAATATGGTATAGAACCGGGGACAGTGGAAAAATTAAAGATGGATTTTTATATTATAATGGACGAATTAGTGACAACTATAAATTATCTAATGGTAAATTTGTAAATGTACAAGATCTTGAAGCAATTATTAGTAACTATATAGAAACTCCATTCATTATATTTGGAGAACATGACACACATAATTCACTAATTACAACCAAAGATATACCTCAATCTACATTAGATTCTATTAATAATATTATTGAAAAACAACTTCAAATTAAATCTGTTCATGTATTAGACGATAACACTATGTCAAAATTTTATACACCTAAAATGAGTATAAAACGTAAAAAACTTATTGAGTATATTTCTAATACCCAAAAAACATTATAAAAACTCATAGTAAATAGTAATTCTTATCTTAAATTTAATATATACTTAAAATAATAATTTTTTATAGTTTTAACTTTAT